TATTCATGCTGTGCTCCTTATTGGTTGTGGACGGCGTTCATCAAAGCGTTGTATCCGACTGCCTTGGCAATCTTCATTGTCCGGTAGCCGAGAATGGCGTTTGGACCAGAGGTGCTGCTGTAAATCTTGTTGCCGGTCTTGTCTTGGACCCTGACTGCCCACTTCTGGTCGCCGCTGAACCAGTCGGTGATGTAGACGGTGTGGCTGCCGGTGTCGGTGGTCATCCGGTAACTGCCGGGGACGTTCTTGACCCAAGTCCAAGGGGTGATGTCGGTGTAACTCATATTGCTGTGCTCCTTATTGGTTGTGGTTGTTGTGAGATTGTTCATGCTGGGCACGGGGTTCCGATTGCGGCGTAGCGGCGAACCCGCTCGGCCTGTACGGCCCGGACCTTGCTGCGGTAGGCGAGGTTGGCGGCGGCGGCGGAGTAGCCCCGGCCTGCGAGTACGAAGATCGGCTTGACGAAGATCCAGCCGCCGATGGTGGCGAGGGTGAGGAAGAAGTCAAAGTTGCCGTAGTCAACTGTGTAGGTGGTGGTATCCATTTGGATCTCCTCGGTGTTGGTTGGTGTTCCCATCGAGAACTACTATAACCCCTTTCCCTAGCCGGGTCAAGGGTAAGGGTGAGGTTGCAGTAAACCATTGAGAACTCAACGAAGTTGAATGCCTCCAACAAAGAGACTTCATGTGGTGCTACGCTTCCTGACACCAGAGTGACCCAGTGTCCGGGTGCCCGCGTGGCCGGTGACACGGCTTCGTGATGCCCCGACAGGAGGACAAGCGGATGCCGAAGTATGCAGTCACTGGAGGAGCGGACGGACAGTCCGGCGTAGAGGTCGACGGCAAGCGGTATGAGCCGGGTGACACAGTGGAGATCGCCAGCCCGAAAGACTGGCGCATCGCCGCCGGGTATCTCAAACTCGCTTCCAAGGTCAAGCCCGCTAGTCCCGTGAAGCCCGTTCGCAAGGCAGGAGGTAAGGCCTGATGCCCACATTCGTACACGGCAAGGGAACGAAGGTCTACCTCGACGAGTTCGACCTGACGCCCTTCTTCAACTCGGCCGATGTGACCCTGACCAACGAGACAGCGGAGGTGACTTCGTTCGCTGACTCCTCGAAGGTGTACCTCCTCGGCTTGGCCGACGGGACGCTCAGTATGAGCGGCATGTGGTCGGCTGACACCGACGGCTCCGACGAGGAACTACAGGCGATCCTCGGCTCGGCTTCAGCGGCGAACATCACGGTCGCCGAGGCTGCCGGGACGATCGGCAACCGGGCGACAATCGCCAGATGCGACGAGGTCAACTACTCCATCTCCAACCCGGTCGCAGATGTGTCCACCATCACCGCCGACTTTCAAGGCACCGCCAACAGTGGTGCGCTCGGGTCGATGACCTACGGGGTAACCGGAGGCGTCCAGTTGACCACGGCGTCGTCAATCGACTACGACGCCCTCGGCAATCTGGCCGGGGTGGATGCTCCGCTCGCGGCGTCGTCGTCGGCGGGTGGAGCCGGGCTGCTTCATGTCCCGACGAACAGCATCGGCGGGGGAGCAACCACGATCAAGATCCAACATGACTCGGCGTCGGACTTCTCGTCTGCTGCCGACCTCATCTCATTCACCGCTGTCTCGGCTAGCACCAAGACGTCGGAGATGGTGGTCTGTTCGGGAACCGTGAATCGGTACGTCCGGGCGACCGCCAGCACAGCAGGCTCCTCAGGGAGCATCACCTTTATGGTGTCATTCGCAAGGTTCTAGGAGGACCAGAAAATGCCAACCTTCGTACATGGTAAGAGTACCGACTTCGAGTTGGATGACACAGGAGGCACGAGTCGTTCACTAGCGAACGTGCTGACTTCTGTCGACTTCCCGGAGACGATCGACACGGCTGAAACAACCGCCTTTGGATCGACTTCAAAGTCCTACATCGTGGGTCTGCGTGACTCTACGATTTCGGTCAGTGGCCTGTGGGATGCCACGGTCGATGGCTACATCATCGGCACCGAACCGGCGTCGAGGACATTCATCTTCGGCCCGGCGGGCAGCACCGGGGGTTATGTGAAATACACGGGCGAGGCGATCCTCACCAACTACTCGGTCAGCGCCCCAGTCGCCGACGTAGTAACATTCAGCCTCGACCTTCAGGTGACAGGAAACGTGACGAGGACCACCTACTAGATCTGATCCCAACCATAAGGAGTGACCACTGTGTCCAGTATCAGAGAAGCAATACAGGCTGTCGAAGATGGCAGCGCCGAAGAATACGAAGTCCCCGAGTGGGATGTCGTCGTGGAGATCAGGTCGATGACCGCCCGTTCCCGCGCCCACTTCGTCGCCGAGATGGCGTCGGAGGACGGCACGGTCGGCGGGGTCAACGACCCTGACCGCATCGTGGGGATGTGGTGGCATGTCATCTCCCAGACATGTTTCGACCCGGACACCGGGGAGCGTGCGTTCGACGACGGCGACGATGCGTGGCTATTCGAGAAGAACGCCCGAGTGGTCAACGACCTTGCGAACGCCTGCATGGAGGCATCAGGGCTGACCGAGGAAGCAGCGGGTGAAGCGGGAAAAGGCTCCTTGGTTTCGCTGATCGACGAGGACGGCGAAATCCCGAGCGACGATTCTACTTCCGATTAGCCCGTGAACTCGGCATGACGGTCGGCGAACTCCTAGATCGCATGTCGTCTGCCGAGATGACGGAGTGGGCTGCCCTCATCAAGTTGGAAAACGAAGAGGCGGCACACCAGTCCAAGGTTGCGTCGTCGCGTACCCGGATTAGGCGGTAGGTCATGGCAACCGTCGGCGTCGTAAAGGCGATTGTCACTGCTGACATCTCCCAACTCAAGAAGGAGATGACGAAGGCCCAGCAGGCGATGGACAACGCGGGCAAGAACATGTCCAAGGCCGGCAAGTCGATGACGATGAAGGTCACGATGCCGCTGGTCGGCATCGGGGTCGCTGCCGCGAAGATGGCGTCGGACTTCGAGTATTCGATGACCCAGATCGAGACTCTGGTGGGTCGGTCGGCAAAAGAAGTCGAAACCCTGAAAGGTTCCGTACTGGGCCTGTCCGGGGAAACGGGGCGTGCACCCAAGGAACTAGCCGACGCGATGTTCTTCATCACCTCCGCTGGTCTGGATGCCGCCTCGGCTACTGCTGCGTTGGAGTATTCGGCTAAGGCTGCTGCGGTCGGCCTCGGTGACACATCGGTCGTCGCGGATGCTGTGACCAACGCGATGAACGGTTACGGGATGGCAGCCGACGGTGCCGCCTACGCGACCGATGTCCTCGCCAAGACCGTGGAGCAGGGTAAGGCGTCCGCTGCAGACCTCGCACCACAGTTCGGTCGCCTGATTCCGATGGCTGCCGAGTTGGGGATCTCGTTCGATCAGGTCGGCGCGGGATTGGCGTTCTTGACTCGTTCATCCGGTGATGCAGCGCAATCGTCCACCCAGTTGGGCGGCGTGATGAAATCGCTTATCAAACCATCGTCGATGGCTAAGAAAACGTTGGACGAGATCGGTTTCAGCCTTCAAGATTTCCGTCAAGCCGCTTCTGAAGATCTTCTCACCGCCCTCCAAGAGTTACGTCGCAACTTGGAAGAGAACGGCAAAGAGTTCGGTGACGTTATTGAGGATGCTCGCGCTCTCGGTGGTGCCCTCCAGTTGACCGGGGTGGCGACCGGCGCGGCCCGTGAGGTGTTCGACCAACTAGCGAACTCGACGGGCAAGTTGGACGAGGCGTTCCTCGGTGTCCAGAAGACCGCCCAGTTCAAGATGAGTCAGGCGATGGCCGGGATGAAGGCGTCGATGATTACACTCGGCGAACGGGTGCTCCCGGTGGTCGTGCCGATACTCCAGAAGATCGCCGACTGGGTGGGGAAGATAGCCGAGGCGTTCGGCAGCCTGTCCGGTCCAACCAAGACGGCGATCGTCATATTCGGAATGTTCGTGGCAGCCGCAGGTCCAGTGCTGATGATCGCCGGATCGCTCACCAGTGCACTAGTCACCTT